TGGTTTGAAACTCCTGAGAAGCTTTCGTGATTTCTTTGACGGGTTTCTCGATTATCTTTTGTGCAAAATCTTCGGGACTCTCTCGCCGTTCGATCACAGAAATACTTTTCGTTTGTTTTATTTTAGCCATTTTAATTTTCCCCTTAAGGGTAGGGTAGCAGCGCCACCCCACCCGTCAAGAGTAAATTAATTATTAAACTGACCCGTCGTTTCCGATATAAAAGAAACGTGGATCGATGAAGTCAGCATTCCCACGGATGCGAACTTTAAAGCGAATTACATCGCGATCAAAGCTCATTCCTGATGCTGGATTCTCAAGCTCAACCACAGCCGCTTCACGGATCTGAGCAACGAAAGCAGGCGCTTTGCTATCAAGCAAGTACCAAGCTTTTGAATTGTTGTTCACTGATCCAGTGTTGTCGAACACGAAACGAGAGATAATTGGGTTAGCAATTCCTTCGATCGGGTTGATAGAAAACGCGCCCCCGGTTGCTCCGGCAGTCGCTCCAGTTGGGTAATAAGCGCTATGCAATAGAACCGAAAGGTCATATTTTGCATAAGGTGAAGCGATAATCGCGTCAGGCTGTACGCTCATTTTTAATCCAAGCTTATTCTTTTGGTTCATCAATGCGATGAATGCAGATTGAATATTAGCTTGGTTTAAGGCTCCATAAGAAGCTGGCCTGTTAGATCCTCCGCCTACCATAGAAGTAGACCAAGGATAAGAAGCTTCGTCGTCTGGTTGAGTCTCAGACTTAGGTACGCTCATGTTTACGTACTTCATGTTTGAAACTGACGCAAGCTTACCATAGCAAAGAACTTCTAACACTTGCTTAGCATATTGACCAAGAAGAGCAGATTGTTTTTGAAATTGACCCGTTTGATCATCTTCCAAAAGTTCTTTAGAAACTGAGAACAAAGTTCCATATTTTCTATTGCGGAGCTTGATGTCTAACCCTGCGGCACCCACTTCTGGATAGATTTCATTCTCACCAATTTGAGAAAGGAAGCCAACGCCTTGCAATGGAGCATAGAGTTCTTCTTGTCTGTTAGAATTAACAGTGTGAGTCCATTGCTCAAAAGTAGTCGCTACGGTTTCATAAGCAGAATTCACGATGGTCTGTACGCCAGCGCGAAGAACAGCCGGGAATGCTCCCATTTGATCAGCCTCTGCTAATTTCTGTTTGGTTTTCTTCCAAGAGAAAGAACGCTCTAAAACTGGAAAAGCCTTAGAATCGCGTGGATCAACTCCGAATGTACGCTTCATTGATTCGATAAGCGCTTGCTCGTCTTCAGACGCCCAAAGCTTCTCGCTCATGATTGCTCTATTTTCTTCAACGGTATTTTTAAAACCGATTTTATGTGTACTCATTATTTCATCTCCTAGATTTCGAAGCCTGAGCCGTTGTTACAGCCGACAAGCACTTTACCTGTAGAGGATGATCCGGCAGTGATTGCCGCATCTTGAAAGATCCCTACTGGATTGGTTCCAGTTGATGAAACGGTCTGAGCATCAACCGCGCAAGCATACACTAAGCCGCCAGCCGTGAAAGCATCGCCTGATTTTAATTTGAGCAATGCAACTACGCCGAACTGTGGGCCCGCAATGTCTTCAATAGCTTGAGAAGCGTCAACCGCTGTTCCGCTATAAGAAGAAATAAGCTTGCCGTTCACAAGTGTATTTCGAGCAATGCCAAGAACTCGAGCACCATCAGTGTCCGAAGTAACTGGCTTGATTAGTTTGTTAGTGGTATCAAAATACAATAGGTCGCCCTGATTGAAAGACACCGCAGAGCTGATCACTGCCAACGCTGATTCAAAAATTGAACCCGGTCGCACTGATCGCACGATGTTATTTATCGCTTTAGTAGCCATTTTTATTTTCCCCTTTTATTTATTTAAGCATATCTGTGAAAGAAATTTTCTTATCTTTCGACGGAACGCTCATTGTTTTCTCTGTAGACGTTACAAAGAATGACTGCTTTGATTGAGACTCACTTCCCAAACTAAGGCCAGCTTCCTTGAAAGCATCAACATAAATTTTTACAGCTTCGTCAACTTCTTTTTCGTTGCGAAGTTTCTTAGCGCGAATCTTGTCAGTAATGCTTCTAGGAAGTTTGCTCTCTGCTAACTTCTTATCAAGATATACTGCCATATCACGCTTTTTAAGCTCAGTTTCAAGCATAGCGATGCGTGCCTCAAGCTTCATAGCTGCGGCTTCTTTCTTGGCCTCATCTTCGCTTTCGTGCTTTGCTTCGTCTTCGCTCTCATGCTTAGCTTCATCTTCTGATTCTTTTTTCTCAGCTTCAGCCTTTTTAGCTGCCATGTGCTTAGCAAGCTTCATAGCTTTAGCGGCAGACTGACAAGCCTCTTCTTCTGACTCGCCCATTTCTTTATAGGCTTCGCAAGCCTTATGAGCTGCTTCTTCTTCTTCTTCGCCCATGTCTTTACCGTCTTCACCCATGTGCTTTTTGATCATGTCTAGGATGAGCTTCTTGTCTTGCTGTTCATCAGCGTGTTCGTCTCCTTTAGGAGCGTCCATCGCTTCGTCTTCGCTTTCGTGCTTTTGTTTCATTTCCTCTTCGGCCTCTTTAGGCAGAATGTCTTTTTTTGCCATGTCATCGTTTCCTTTCGTTTCACTTTCTAACATTTCTAAGACTCTGCCCTTGGCTCCTGCCTCAGTCACTAAGTCTGTTGATATTGCATCTCGAATCGTATTAACGACTCGTATTTGTGTTAACCCCTCTTCAATTGCTTTCATGATCTTGGGCTTGCATGACTCAGGGATATTCCCTTCACTCATGAACTCCTCAACCGTGAAAGCCTCCGCATCGCCTGATGCATTGATAGAGAGACCAACAAAATCTTTATCCGCGTATTTTGTGGAATATTCCACGGCTTGCCTAACCAGTGACCTAGCCCACTCATAAGGCTGATCAGGTAGAATAATTAAATCAGCACATAACGCTTTTGAGCCATCACTATTTTCTTCGACGTGTACGTTCTCAAAATGCCCGATGATATCTCTCACTGAGCGCTCTGGCCTGTCTTGCTCTTCACTTCTAGCAGGGTGATCAGCAAAACATTTCTTCCCCTCAAATGCAGTGATGGCAGAATCAATCGCTTGAGCTGAATAGTAAAACCCGTCTCTTAGGTTTCCTAAGCCCTCTTGAATTAAAGCTACTCGAAATTTATTTTTAACCTGAGCGCCTTTTGCTGGGCCGCCTTCGGTCTCCATGAACTTAACAGAGATGAAGCTGTCATTCAGTGGCGAGTTTGATTCTTTCTTTTCTTTCTTTTTCTTCTTAGGCTTTTTGCCTTGGTCTCTTAGCACCGCCACGTTAGCGCCAGTCTGTTCGGCTTCTTGCTTCATTCCATCGATTTTATCTTTTTGGTCAACAATGGCAAGGCCCTTGCTCTTAAGCGTGTTCACAAGGGTAGCGGCACTCATTTGAGGAGTGTCTAGCAGTATTTGATTCACTTGATCCTCAGCCGATGGATCAGGCTTAGTGAGTGGCTTAGGCTCAGGCTCCCCAACCTCTGGCTTGATTTCTTTGTTCTTAGATTTCTTTTCGTAAACCTCAGAAGCATAGAACCAAAAGGGTTGTTTAATGCCTGTCTTGTCGTCTTCTTTTTTCTTAATCAGACTTTCAAAAATTTTAAGCAATTTCATTTTACCAGTTTTGCCTCTTAGCGCGTTGAGCTTTTGAGACGAAGCGAACTTTAATATCAAACTTGCCGCTCGTGTTAGGCTCAACTTGAGGCTGATAGTCCATCTCTCTCAAATTAATGCCCATATTTTTCGCAACCCGTTCGACCTCTTCAAGAGTCTTGCATCGGTATCCTTCAATCTCATATATCTGTCGCCTAACGACTTTATTAAGATTGTTTGATCCCCGATCCACTTCTTGAAGGCGCTCGTCATCCCTACCTAGTAGAGTTTCAGGGTTTTTCACGAACTCGTCAAATGAGGGTAAGCCAAATGATTTCGGGTCTTCCATCACGTCTTCTAGGTTCGCATCTCCTAGCTTTTTTAGAATGTCACTCATACTCTTGATCCTT